AAATATTATGGAAAACATTGAAGTATTATACGTTGGATGCAAAATATTTTCAACAAGATGCCGTGAAACGGGGGTGGTGATTGACAATTTTGCCACCTTACAACAAGCAAAAAATGCCTTGATTCAATACGAAATTGAGGATAAAAAAGATGACACATTCACGCCAGATTTTTACGAAATATGTATCAAAGGACAATCAATAAATTAATCTTAAATTTTTAAACTAAACAAATAATCAGATGGAAATTACAGCATACACGCATAACTCATGCAATTCTAAAAATCCTATTCCAATAAAGGTAGAAACGTTATCGTATTGGAAAAATAAAGAATGCAAGCACCCAATAACAAAAGAGAATATTGAAGAATTGCTAAATTATAATGACGATAAATTTATTTTAGGAGTTACCAGATATGGCAACTCATTAGCCAAATCAAATGAAAGGGTATTTATGGATCAATTAGTAGATTTTATACATATATCATATTAATAACTTAAACAAATAATCAGAATGAAAAATCAATTTAGTAACGCATTATTATTTGCAGAAAAGAATCTCCTTCGGATAGCAGAAGAAGACGGCTTTAAGACTATTATATTAGATGGAAGGCTTCACATAGAACTTAAATCTGGGAAGACCCTTGAGTTATCAGATAACGAAATAGAATATCAAGCAATCGAATATTTGCAGAGGCAAATGTCATACATCAAAAATAATTTTTAAACCTAAAACCTCACGATGTATAGGTCAATCGTTGTATTATGGAAAATTCAATACTGTCTCAAATAAAAGTTGGGACTAGAATAAAGTTCAAGGCTTGCACAAGATGGGGCAATGCCGAGCAAGTAAGAGTAGTCAACGGGTTCCAAAAGAATCTACCGACAATCCGATTTGGCGGATGGTCTGATTTTGTAGTAAAAGAGAGTGAAATAATTTCAATAGTTTAATAAACCTAAAACCTCTCGATGTATAGGGCAATCGTTTACAAAAATTATGACAAAGCAAGAAATTATGATCAATTTATTTGAATCTATGGATTGGATTCAAAATGTAGCAGATGACACAAGCGAATCACATATTCAAGAAATGATTCATGCAATTAGTGAGGCAATTACAATTATTGACGAAACAATTAATTAACCTTTTAAATAAATAAATATTATGATAACGCTAGGAAACATTAAGGAACTTCTGCAGACATTACGTCCAGAAGAAATTGAAAATTGCATGAATGAATCGGGAGGCTACATTTTACTAGAAGCCCATATTTTTAACGTCGGAGGATTTGCGACGATTGAAAGCCACGAATATGACGAAGAAATAGAAGAAGAAGCCCATAGTAATGGTCAACTATTTTGCGACAAAAATACGTTTCGAAATATGCTAAATTAATTAATGATTTTTGAATTTTAAACTAAACATAAAATGAAATCCAGCAAGCAAATACAAAAAGAAATTATGCAATCCTATCTTTGGAACGCAAAGGAATTGATTAAGGAAATAGAAATAAAAATCAATAAAGACAATTTTAACCATGCATTTAATCAAGTAAATGAAGTGCAAAATCAATTAAATAAATTGAAAGTAATTTTAAACTAAACAAATAAACCAGATGAAAAACGAAACCTTTTTTAAGATGTCAATTATTCCAACTATTCAGATGCTGGAAACGCAAATAGGTATTGAATATACCAGGTTTGAAAAGCTAAATAAATCTAAATATTCAGATTTGGAAAGTTACAGAGATAGCTTGCTATTAAGATATAATAATCAATTTAACAACCAATTTTTAAACGCATAATAAACAATTTAAACCAACAAATAAAATGAGAAAATTATCAGAAAGATTAAGCGTATTACAAGACTTATGCGACAAGTTGTGGATCGAGAACGTAGATTATCACAGGTTTTATGTGGTGACGATGTACCCAGATTCAGTCAAATTACAAGGTCATTATTCAAGTGCATTGACTAAATCAATTGCAAGTAATTTCAAAGATTCTATTTCGCAGATTGATTCCCATGGTTACATTAATATTAACCTTGAATTTTTGGAGGAGAAAATTGAAATCGTTTTAACTTAATTAATTAATAGGAGGGGCTTGTCTCCTCCTTAAACTAAACAAACAATGAAAACACAACCCTTTAAAATAGGCAAATCTGACCTAATAAAATATTACGCAACTTCGCCAGCTGGAAAGCTATTGACAAAGCATAAGGAAGACGATGGATTTAGAAATTTTAATTCTATAATATATACTGCCATAAGGGACTTGCCGAATTGGTACGATGAATCCTTTGTAACTATCCATATAATCTGTGAAGAAAAAGGATTGGCAAAAACGATTGGCAAGAGATTAGGATTAAGAAAATCAGCATTAAACTAAACCGACAATGATAAACTCACAAAAAAAAGAATTTACTTGGATGCTATGTGACATTTTTGGAATAGAAGAGGCAAAGAATGTATTATTAAAAGTAATTAACGAATTATCTGATACCAATTCAGAAAGAAAAAGCTGGTATGGGATTGTATGTTATGCTGAAATGCTAAAATATATAGAAGATGAATCAGGATACACATTGAACACCTTTAACACAAAAGCAAAATGAACCCAAGAGAAATATTTGAGGGAAACGACCCAGAATTAAAGCATAATTATGCTTACACGATTAATAGGTTTGCTTATTCTAGGATGTACACTAAAAACGAAACCATCGAGGACAGGGCAATTAAAACGATAACTGACATATACTTTTACGTACCCGAAAGAATATCAGCTAAGCAATTAGATTGGATGATTAAGTATGCGACCAAGTTTAGAATAACTGGGGACGCAAAGAAAGAAATGTTAAATAGATTAGCTTCAGCAGTTACGTCTACAAAATAAGGTCATTTATCTACAAATTACAGAATAAACGAAGAGAACAAGTAAATTTATATTCAACTAAACCAACAAAAAAAATGTTCACCTACGGATCACACCGTTTTACCAAACAAAACTTATGATAGCAAGAGAGAAAATGCTCAATGCAATGATAGATTGCAAGCCAACCGAATTCACTTACTCCGAAATGGAGGCACTCGCAAAGACTGATACCTACGAAATGATTGACGATTTTGTAATGGTAATGTACGACCTAAAGGCAGAAATTGAAGAACTTGAAGGGAAACTATTTAAACTCAATTCAAAGCTATGATGCATACATTAGACGCAATGTTTGAGAATCCAATGGATGACTTAAACAATATTTTAAAGGATTTAAACATTAAAAAAACAAGAGGGGTGATAACACGATTAAAATTATGGGTCAACCCATTTACTTGCACGATAGACATATCGGCAAACATAAACGCAAATGAGGAACGAACGATAACGGACTATAATCCATTTGAATACCCGAGCGTATCTTATTTTTCGCTGGCAGATAGAACGTTTAAGTTGACGGCTAATTACGACCAAGAATTCGAGGTAACTATTGAAGACCATGAAGATGGTACAATTCAGCCAGCTACAATCAGATATGTAAAATGAAAAAGCAACATACATACTCAGAACTAATAGAATGTATTGTAGCAATACTTTTTGTGGCACTTGCTTACTTTGTAATTGTAATTTTATAAGCTATGAAATCACTATTAATTATGTCGGGAATAACGTTCCTCGCATCACTTGTCGGCTGTTCCATTACTGAAAGCCAAGCATTTAAGAACGACCTATGTCTATTTGGATTTATGTGCCTTTTCACATTATTATGGGCGTCTCATTTAATGGGCATTAAAAAAGAAAAAGATGAAAGAAAATAAAAGACTAATCGTTGAGGCAATAGCCCTAATAATATTGCTTGTGTCGGCTCTAATTATCTGGAGCAATACGATTCTAAAGGAAAGGGAAAGAACGTTCAAGCAAGAGCCATTAAAGGCATCACAGGTAGATGCTATGATGATGGAATGGGAAGAATACGAGAACGAACCTTTAGAATTTGGTTCAATAATATCTGAAGATGTCTACGAAGACACAATTGACAATAGATTATACACATCACATGGAAGATTAATTATAAACAACTAAACTAATAAGGAAATGAATGTATTAAGTTTGTTTGATGGAATGTCCTGTGGGCAACAAGCTCTTGAAAGAGCTGGAATAAAAGTAGATAATTACTTCGCATCTGAAATTGATAAGTATGCTATTCAAGTTACAATGGCAAATTATCCAAATACTATCCAGCTTGGTTCGGTAGTTAATGTTGTGGGAGAAAATTTGCCTAAAATAGATATTTTAATTGGAGGTTCGCCTTGCCAATCATTCTCATTTGCTGGTAAGCGTAAAGGAATGAGTACAAAAGATGAGCAAGAGATTTTGACCCTTGAGCATTACCTCCGGTTGAAGTCTGAAGGATTTGAGTTTGAAGGTCAATCCTATTTATTTTGGGAATACATGAGATTACTTAATGAAGTAAAACCAAAATATTTTCTGCTTGAAAATGTAATGATGGGCAAGAAATGGGAAAAGATTTTAAGCGAGGCTATTGGAGTTAAGCCGATAATGATTAATTCATCTTTAGTGAGTGGTCAGAATCGTAAGAGACTCTACTGGACTAACATAGGATTGTCTAATGATGGATTATTTGGCGAATCTATATCCGGAATAGAACAACCAATAGACAAGGGTATCTTGCTGAAAGATATACTCGAAGAAAATGTAGAGCCTAAATATTTTTTAAGCGAAAAAATGAATGTTTGGCTTGAAAGACATTCCAAAAAAAGAGGAAGTAAATACAAAAAAACAATTGGAGACAGGGTTGAAAGTTGCTTAACAGTTAGTGGACAATGCGCCGTTAATCTTTCGGCTGATTTTATTTTAGAACCCAAAGAGATTATCCAATTGAATTCATCATTAGAAAGCGGAGGCAAACAGCCTTATCAACAAAATAGAGTTTATGATTCAGAAGGAATCTCCCCAGCTTTATGTGCAAATAAGTCAGACCTACTTATTCTTGGTGGTGACTATAGAAATGATGAAGGCTTTAGGTGGAGAGAGAATGGCAAGACAGGTACATTAGCGGCTAGAGCAAGAAATGATGAAAGCTGTGGTCAATTGGTAAAAACAAGCATTATTGCAACTCAAATTGGGAATAGTGAAAATTTTGGTAATGCAACAAGTGACAAAGGCAAAGATTATACTTTAAGGAAAGCTCAACCTAATGGGGTTATTGTAAATTCAAATATAAGAAGGCTAACTCCAGTAGAATGCGAAAGATTACAAACAGTTAAAGACAATTATACAAATCATGTTTCTGATTCACAACGTTATAAGATGCTTGGCAATGGCTGGACAGTAGATGTAATTGTACATATCTTAAATTACATAAAATAATTAATTACTAACAATTTAAATAAATAAAACAATGTTCAACACTAACAGAAAGATTGAGTACACCTACTTCGGAGGAACAAAGAAAATGGTAAGTAAGATTATAGATGGAGTTAGAATGGACACATGGGTTACAGGACCAGACCATCGAGAGATGTGCATCTACAAGATACAGGACCACAACGTAAACCTAAAGGAACTTAGGCAAGATGGTGATTCGTTTAAGAAAACAAAGTATCGTGTAGTATATTTGCTCCTTCATAAAATCGAAATGGAAAACATTGGGGAGTTCATTCACGCATCAGAGAATTACAGAACATTATGGTTCACTAATCCATCACATCCTGAGGGCAAGAAGATAGGCATACCTATTATGAACATTGTGTCCTGCGAGAAGGTAAGGGAATAATGGTTCTGCCCGAAGAAGACATCACCTACTACGAAGAATTTGTAGGTGCGTCAGTTTTGCATCAGCAATGCGAAAGGAGTGTGATAGCGCTCCATAAAAAAAACAAAGAGAGAGAGCTTGACGAATGGGCTCAAGTTCTTAATTACGCAACTCCCGATATGCGCGCGTTTGAGATTATTCTTGGAAAAGTAGAGGACTTGGTAGCCTCTATTGACAAGGCTAATGCAATACTAAAATTGATATGACGAAGTCACCGATTAATAAATTAATCTTATGAGCAAGACTAAAATAACTGAAAACTTTGGGGTCGCACCTAATGAATTATTGAACGACTCAAAGATAAGTTTGAAGGCTAAAGGTCTCTACGTTTATATGCAATCTAAACCTGATGATTGGGTGTTTTCTGTTGATAGAATAACCTATCAAAATAAGGACGGAGTGGATAGCGTAAGAAGTGCTATTAATGAATTATTACAGAATGGGTTTTTATCAAAGAAAAAGATGTCTAATCAATCTAACAATACTTTCTGGCAGTACAAGGTAATACAAGGTAGGTCGGAAAATCCAAGGTCGGAAAATCCCAACATGGGAAAATCCAACCTTGGAAAATCCGACCCCTTAGTAATAAAGAAAGAAAGTAATAAAGAATTAATAGTAAAAAAGATAATAGATGAGCGTTTTGAAAAATTTTGGAATCTATACGGAAAGGACATACAAAAGGACAAGTGCTATAACGATTGGAAGTTTATAAATACGATTGATAAGGACAAGATTCTTAACACACTTCCAAACTATATCGCATCAACTCCTGATGTCCAATTTAGAAAGCATCCACTAACCTATCTAAGAAATAAAGCATGGTTAGATGAAATCTTTATTCCTAAAAGCCAAAATCCTTTTAGCGAAGCAAAGGATAGCCCACGCCCGCCGACCGCCACGCTGACAGTACCAGATAATTATTAGACATGACAAAGAAAAACACATTAGTAGACACGATGCTTGAGCAGGACGTTATCAGCTACCTACTTGAGCAGACCCACTACATAAAGGAGGCTAACAAAATTATCGACGGCGAATGTTTTACTAACAGCCTGCTGAAGGCATCATATCTTGCGATGGTTGAATTATCACAGGTCGGCAATACGTTCACACGTTTCGATGTATTTCGTGTGCTTAAATCAAAGGAATCGGAGTTGGGGGTAGACACCTCAACTGTGATTAAGATGATGAGCAATAGGATATTTGACTTAACAGATGTTTGCTTTCAGTTGAAGGAGTTTTCTGTTAAGAGAAATGTATCTGATATTATCTCACGAGTAAACTCACAGATAGTCAATGGCGAGGACTCGGCAATGATACAATCTACGCTATTTTCGGGTGTTGACTCCTTGCAAGTAGAGAAGACCAACGAGGAAGTTACCCATATCAAGGACATATACGACAACGTAATCAAGGACTTGGGCGACAACGCAGGCAAGAGCAAATTCTCAGGCATCGACACAGGAAGTAGACTACTTAACTATACACTTGGTGGTTGGCAGTCTGGAATGATTGTCATCGCAGCTCGACCTTCGATGGGTAAAACTATTGTAGGCTTGGAACACGCAAAGGCAGGAGCTAAGGCAGGAAAGAACGTATTGTTTCTATCATTAGAAATGCCAAAGGAGTCCTTGTTATATAGAGTTATCTCATCTGAGGCAACTGATTATAAGTACTCAGACTTGGGGTCATACAGGGTCAGCAAGGAGGATATTGAAATCATTGCCAAGTCAGATGCAAGGGGGCTAAGGGACTTGCCTATATTCTTTTATGATTCAGACAATAGGGACATGAACTATCTATCTACCATCATAACTGCTGAGTGTAGAAAGAACAAGATAGACCTAGTCATCATAGACTATATGCAACTAATTAGAGACAATCAGATTAAAGACCAAAGCGATTTCTCTCAGGTATCCTCAGTCAGTAGTAAGATTCAAAAGCTAACACGTAAACTCAATATCCCTATCATTGCCTTGTCTCAACTATCCCGCTCCATCGAGGCACGAACAGACAAGAGACCAAGTCTATCTGACCTACGTTCAAGTGGCAACATCGAACAGGATGCATCTATTGTCATAGGGCTATACCGACCTGATTATTACGCAATGTCAGAGGCAAGAGCTCAGAACCTACCTGACCCTGAGTTTACCCACGAGCTAGACTATGTGATACTAAAGAACAGAAATGGACGCACAGGTTCAGCCATCAGGTATTGTGACGTGATGACCAATAGAGTAAGCGACGACAAGGAGACCTTGTTTAGGTTCACCGCACCCGATATATTATTCAGGGACTCGGTGATTAATACGATTGATAACGGATTTGATAATAATAACATAGTAGAAACCCCATTTTAATTATGGCTACGCCCAAAGAAAAAGCAGAAGAAATTTATAACAAATGCTTAGATAAAATTCAAGGATTAGAAGGTACAGAATGGTGGGAATCTGCCAAACGATGCGCATTAATTGCAGTAGACGAGATTATAAAATTCGGCAACGAACAAGGAGTTAGAGAGCCAATGATGTATTGGTATAAAGTTAAACAGGAATTAGAGAAACTATGAACATATACAAAGAGTTAGCAAAATTTAATGTCGTTAAGTTTCATGATGCTGAGCATAAATATTTTATAGGCGAGCAAGAACTTATATCAGGTACTGCATTTGTTGAGATGTTTAAAGAAAAGTTCGACAAGAAAGGTACAGCAGAAAAGTCAGCCAAGAAAAAGAATATTTCTGTTGACGAGGTGCTATCTGATTGGGCATACAAAGGGGAGTTTGCCCGCACAAAAGGAACGCTCCTTCATAACTACGCTGAGAACTATTGGCAGAATAAAATCTACCCATACGATGATAGTATTTACACCGAACAATTTGGCGAAGGGGTAATGGCTGAAAGATTAGACGCTTGCAAAGAACACTTCCATAACTTTTATTTAAGAGCCAAGAAGAACTTAATCCCAGTAGCAATGGAGCTTGTCGTAGGGGATGCTGAGATAGGCATAGGAGGGATGGTCGACTGCCTATTTTGGAACGATAAGTATAATGAGTATCAGGTCTGGGACTATAAGACTTCAAAGGAAATCAATGAGTATTCTAAGTTTAGAAAGCGACTCAAAGCACCCCTAAATTTCTTGCATGAGTGCGAGCTTGAGACCTACTCAATACAATTAAACTTGTATAAGTACATCATCGAAAAGAATACCGATATCAAAATAGGCAAGTGCTTTATAGTCCACCTGCATGAAGAACAAGAGGACTACAACATCATTGAATGCAAGGAGTACCAAGAAATAATACAACTACTTATCAACTACGTAAAGAAAAACAAGTAAACATTTTGAATTATAAATAAAATAGTTAACTTTGTATCACCAAACAAAATAAATCAATCTTATGGAAAAACAATTAGAGGTCGTCGAGGACATAGTCCAAGAGGCAGAGATTTGCATACGAGACGCCTACTATCGTGGGTACGAAGAGGGAGCTAAGATAAATAACCTATCCTTCATAAGCAAAAGCCAACTATTAAGAACATTCGATTCTTACGCAAGCAAATACATTAGGCTCACAGGAGACGAAGATGGGTCGGTATTTGTACCTAGACAACCTGACGGGATGCGATTGGGGATTACATTAGATACATTAATCAAAAACTTTTTACTATCATACGACGATGAATAAACGACTAATGAGCAACCAAGTTGCAGCGTACCTTATATGCGAAGGCATCCCATATACGAAATTAGATGGAACAATTAATCTTTTAGTAAAGAAAGCTAATAGTAGTTGCCATTACGCAATGATAGAATTCTTTCCATTACCAGACGAGTTTTACGAATCGCCAAGAACAAAATGGTTCACGTTCAGCAGATTAACAGGGAATGAGCCAAAAGAAATATTTAATAAATTAAAAGACTATTTAAATAACTAACAAGATGACACCAGAAAACAAAGCATTACAACTACTTGACAGATTTGATTTCAATAACAAATCGAATGATTTTAATAGCAAGCAATGTGCATTAATGTGCGTATACGAGATAATGGAAACTCTCATTGAGTTAAACCAAGACATAACGTATTGGAAAGAAGTCAGGATGCATCTCACTTATATTGGTACAGATGAGTTTGAGGCA